CAATATCCAGCCGTTGAAGTGGCTGGTGACCAACGCCTCATTCGGTCTGGCCGCCGATCGTATGATTTGCTACAGCAATGAGTATGACAAGGTGCGTTACCCGATGACCCCGCTCCAGCGGACCCCGCTTGAGTGGCGTTCGATCTACAACTTGACGACCTATTACGGCCGTCTGGGCGTGATCGAGGTCGTATACCCGGAGACCATCGCTTACCGCGACGGGATCTAAATTTCACCTTCCGCATTTTAGCCTACGGTCGACAGATTACCTCGCGGCGACGCGCGCGCCGACCGTCTGCCCTTTGCCTGCCGCAGGATGCGGCCAACAGGAGAACAGTCATGGCTACGCTGATCGTAACCGCTCCGTTCACGGTGCAGCTTGATCCGGTGCCGCCGCCTGACCCGGCGGTACCGCCGGTCGCGGGGGCGCGCACGGCGTCGGATCCGACCACCTACGTGTTCCCGGCGGCCGGGACGTATGAAGACGTGCCGGACGAAGTCGCCACGCATTGGTATACGCTGACATTTCTGGAAGGCTACGAGGCACCGGATGCGTCGGATCCCGTCATACTGGCCCCGACGCCGCCGCCCCCGGAGGGGGAAGGCACGCCGGCAGCAGAGGGCACGTCGCGGCATCGGCATCGGGCGGCCAAGGAGGAGTGAAACGATGCCCGTGATTGATGTCGCCACGCGTTTCATTCTGAACCTGGGGGAGAGTGTCCCCCAGGTCGAATACGCGCCCGGTCGTTACGAGGTGTCCGACGAGGTCGCCGAACACTGGTATGTCAAGCTGCACCTCGTCGGTGCCAAGCCGGCGGAAACGCACCAGACGATGGCGCAGCGGACGCTTCTGGTCGAGCAGGCGGTGCGGATGCACGAGCCGGTCAGCGCGCAGGAACCGGAACCGCCCAAGCAGCCCAACGTGCTGGAAGCCGGCGGCAAACCGGAACATTTCTTCGCCGGCACGCCGCAGAGCGATCAGAGCAAGCTGTCACTGGCAAGAGGACCGAAACGATGAGCGATCCACTGGCGTCCCCGGTCGTGAACCACGTCATCCCGCCGCCGCAGCCGACTATCCTGATCAACTGTGAGTATAACCCGTTTCCCTACGAGGGGCGTGCCCCAGGATTGGGCTGGGTGATCCTCTACGACAACCGGGTGCTCGGTTGGATCATCGACACGGCGGGCGGCACCAAGCCGATCCCGGCGATCATCGGGTCGATGCCGCCAGTGGCGCCCGCCACCGGCGAGGTGCGCTCGCCGCTCTGGGGGGTGCGCGATGAGCAGGTGATGAAGGTGCCGGATATGTGGCGCGGGACGATCGCGGAGTTCTTCACGTTTATCGCAACGAATAACGGGGCGGAGCGGAAAATCTTCGCCGATTTCTCCGATATCGGCCTCCAGGTAGAATTCAATTCCTGGGTCACCGCGAACCCGAACCTGGGGCTGACCGAACCGCCGCAATAGGAGGGCGCCATGCCGCTCAAGCCGGGCGATGACGAGGAGACGGTATCGGAGAACATCTCGGAACTGGTCAAGTCAGGGAGGCCGCAGAAGCAGGCGGTAGCGATTGCCATGAGCAAAGCACGCGATATCGAACCAACCGGAGCGGGCACGCCGCCGCCGGCAGCGATGGGTGGCGAGGTCAAATGCGGCGACGTGACCCCGCAGGGCGTTGAGACCGGCCGTTTGCAGGCGCCGGTAACGATGGGGTCGCAGACCAATAGCGCGCCCTCTGGCCTGACCACGGGCATCCGCACCAGCCAGACCATGCCGCCGGGGCCGTCGCCGTGAGTGATGCGCTGACCGTTGCTGCCATCCCGCCGCCGCCCAAGGGGGTGCCGACCAGTGACGTACTGGATGTGGATACGTTCCGCGAGCACCGGCCGGAATTCGCCAACGCCACGACCTATCCCGATTCGGTGGTGCAACTCTACCTGGACACCGGGTCAGCGATGATGACCCAATATTTCTGGGGCGGGATGCGTCCGCTGGGGGTGGAGTTGTTCACCTGTCACATGCTCGCCCTTCAGCAATACGCCACGCGATCGGCGAGTGGTGTGCCCGGCGCGGGCATCGGCGTGGTCACCAGCAAGTCGGTGTCCAAGGTCTCGGTCAGCTACGATTCCACCCTCTCGGCGATGGAAGGCGGGGGGCCGTGGAACCTCACGATCTACGGCCAGCAATGGCTGTGGCTGGTTCAGCTTGTCGGCACCGGCGGGTTCGAGGTGCTGGCGATCGGCTACGGCCAGGGCTTGGTCGGCGAGGTCAATACATGGCAGCGCGGCGTGCAGATGGCTTTCGGGAGTTAGGCCATGTCGGGATCACGTAACGGCTACGCGCGGGTTCGGCGAACGCCGACGCCGAACAACCCCCCGGCGCCTGGGGAACTGAACGATGGTGAACTCGCGATCGAGCAGTCCGACCCGTGTCGGATCTGGATTGGCGTGCCGACCACGGTCGATGCCACCGGGCGCAAACTGCTGTTCGATGCCGGCGGCCCGTTCCTGAAACTGGTTGGCGGCACCATGCTCGGGCCGATCGTGTTGTCGGCTGATGCCATCGCGCCGCTCAACCCGGTGTCGCTGCGCCAGATGCAGGCATTTGTGCCGACCGGTGCGCCGTTCCTGCCGCTTTCTGGTGGCGTTATGAATGGGACGCTGACGCTCCACGCTAATGCGGGGTCGGCGTTCGAGGCTGTTACGTTGCAGCAACTGCAATCGACGGTCGGCGGCAGTGGCTTCCTTCCGCTTACGGGCGGCACGATCAATCCTGGCCCTTTGCTCGTCGCCCCTGGCGCCACGGGGGTGCGGGCTCTCACCTTGCGCGGCGACACCACGGGCTCGCTAGGTGAGACGGCGGTGGAGAGCGGCGCCATCGCGCTGCGCCTGGGCTATGCTAGCGCCTCCGGTACGGTGCGGGTCGCGGTCACCGGCCAGGAGAACATCAACGCTATCGAAATCAAGGCGCTGTCGGGCGCACCCGTCATCTTCGCCAGTGGCAGTGCGGCCGATGTCGACCTCGCCATCCAGGGGCGCGGCGCGTCCGGCGTCTTGCTGGGGAGCACCACCAACTTCCAGAACAAGGTGCGTGTGGTAGGTGCTGCGGCCGGTCTCGATCCCAGCATCTCCGCCTTTGGTTCCGACACCAACATCGACCTGTTCATCCAGGGCAAGGGCACCGGCACCGTCCAGATCGGTAGGACCACCAGCTTCTTCACGCCCAAGGGCAACCTGATGCTGGGCATGCCCGAACCGGCGAGCATGAGCACATCGGACGGGATCAATGGTGGGGTGTTGCGTGCGTGGTATACAGTCGCCAACAACTACATGAGTTTTCTGTATTACGACGGCACCAGCTATCGCCGCCTGAATACGAATGTTCCGGGACAGATGATTTGCAGTGGTAGTAACTTCATCTTTCAGAATGCGGCGGCGGGTGCGGCTGACGCCGTTGTCTCGGTGCTCAACACCAGGGCAACCATTACATATGACGGATCGTTCGGTGTCGCCGGGTTTGTCCCGACGGCCGGCATCGTCGGTCTGATATCGGCACAGAACTCCGTCGTCGGCAATGCCGTGGGGATCAACCTTTATTCCGCTAACGCGAACTGGAAGTATCGCAACAACGGCACTGCCGGCATGTGGTATATGAACACAGGCGGCGCCGATGGGAATATGTATCTCTATCTCGTGGTCAATGGCACGGCGGGGAATACGGCGGGTCTGGTCAACCCGATGACCATCAGCACCACAACGGTGTCTGTAAACGGCAATATCAATGCAACGGGATTTATCAACGCCGCTGGCCAGGATGCCAACCATTACGGTCTCACCACGCCGAACGGCGTGTGGGCCAACGGCACCAGTTCGTTCAACGTCATGTCCGCCGGCACCATCACCGGCAATCAATGCACGTTCAACAACGTCTACGCCAACAACTACCTCTATAGTTCCGCCAGTGGTCGCGTAGATGGCACTTGGTATTCTGCCGGCGGAGTCATCAGAACAACAGGCAACAGCAACCCTTGCGTATCGGCCTACAACAATTCCTGGGGCGGTGCGGGGTTCTGGCTCCAGAGCGACGGCGTCTGCGTCTTCGGTCAGGTCGACAGCAATGGCTATCCTTATTCGGGGTGGTGGTATAGCACCGGCGCGAACGGCGGCATGCTTTATTCGCATTACGGAGTTACCATCGACGGCGCGGGCGGCAGCGGCTTTACCATGAGTGCTGCCGGCAACGCGGGAACCTACTATTACGTCAACGGCCTCGCCGGCAACCCTGCCTGGGATTGGATGCGGCACAATTTCTACCATTTCCCTAATGTCTCGGCGACGGCACGCACCTATGTCGGGGGCAACTACTGGGATTTTCGCAACGACTACAACATCACCCGTGGTGACGGCTACGCGGCGGCGTGGAACGCGATCTCCGATATCCGCATCAAGAAGAACATCGCGCCGTCCACGGTCGATGCGCTCGACATCATCAACCGCATTCCGATCTCCGAATTCGACATCAGCGCGGCGGTGGCGAGCCTGTCAGAGCCGCTCAACCTGGAGACAATGCAACGTGAGGTGATCGTCGACGATGTCCATGTCGACCTCGGCTGGGTGGCGCAGGCGGTGGGCGCGGTGCTGCCTCGGATGGAGAAGATCATAATGGTCAACGACACCCATGACGGGCTAGTGCCGCAAGATCTGCATATCGTCGATGGTCTGGTGGTGATCCCATACTTGATCCGGGCGATACAGCAACTCACCGACCGTCTCACCCTCGTCGAGGCCAAACCCTGATGGCCGACTACGAGGGCAAAGAGGTCGTCGAAAAGATTGTCTCGCTGTATGGCGAACTCGCCAGCAAGAAGAAGGCATCGGTAGAGGTCGCGGTCACCAAGAAGGTCGACAAGGTTCAGAACCTGATGGAGGCGATCACCGCGCTGACCAAGTCGGAGGTGCTGGTGGGCATCCCCAAGGACAAGACCGGGCGCAATGCGGGGGCACAGACCAATGCCTCGTTGGCCTATATCCATGAATTCGGTTCGGCCGCGCAGAACATCCCCAAGCGACCGTTCATCTACCCCGGCATCAACAAGGCCACCAAGCAGATCGTCGACATCATGCGGCGTGGGGCGATGGACGCGATCGATAAGCGCGATGTCCAGGCGGCGGAGCGGATCCTGGAAGAGGTCGGCATGGCTGCGCGCAACTCGGTGGTACGCGAGATCCGTGACCCCGCCCCGCCCTTCGCACCCCTGCAACCCGCGACCATCCGCGCCCGTTTGCGGCGCACCGCTGCTGGACGGCGCAAGCTGCGGGCGATCACCGCCGGGGGCAAGCAACTGGGCATGAAGATGCCGCAGATCCTGACCAGCTACGCTCAGTCGACCTGGGACGCCGTGTCGGGGGCCAACATGAAGCCGCTGATCGACACCGGACAACTCCGGGCCGCGATCTCCTACGTTGTTAGGAAGGTGTAATGTATATCATCCTGCTCGTGATCCTGATCTTGCTGTTGATCGGGGGTTTGCCGACATGGCCGCATTCCCAGGCTTGGGGCTACGGCTATTACCCGTCGGGGCTGCTCACCATCGTGGTGGTGATCCTCGTGGTGCTCCTCCTCACCGGGAGGCTGTGATGGCCAACATCGATGTCAGCATGGTTCTGGACGGCGATTTCTGCGATCCGATCGTGGTTTCGCGCTGGACGGAAACGGTCGACGACGATGGCATGGCGGTGCGCGTGCTTACGACGATTGATGCGTTCGCGTCGATCCAGGCGAATTCAGGCGATAATCTGTTCGTCGATGAGAACCTCTCGCGCAGCGAAGGAACTTACGAATGTATAACGATCTTCCCTCTAGCCGTGGCGACCGACACGACGGCGGCGGACGAGGTGACATGGAAGGGCGAGACATTCGTGGTTACTCAGATTGGGCGGTTTGGCAACTACGGTGCGGGCCATTACGAGGGTATGCTGACCCTGAAGAGTGTGACAACCAAGGTGGGCAAGCCATGAGCGAAGAAGATCTACCCAAGGTCGTAACGGTTGAAGAGCAGGCCATCGCGGCCGGCAAGATCGTCGAACGCACGGCCTATGACTTCATCCGGGCGTTCGACGAGCACGCCAAGAAGATCATCGACAACGCTAACCTGACCGAACACCACAAGGCCATGGCACTCTCCAAGCTGGCCGAACTGGTCTACTGGTTGAAGGCAGGATGACATGCAAGAGAAAGCCATCGTTTATTTCGTTGTCGCGTGGCTCGCGTGCTGGTTCATCGACCTGTTCTTCATCGTGCTGCGCGCGCCGGCACAGGCCGATCCGGTGCTCAAGCTGATCGTGGTCGCCGTCTGCCTGTTCATCGTCATCTTCACCCTGGCCCGCGCCGGCTGGCTGTATCCGTGACATGAGCGGCACCAACACCTCGGCCACCGGCGGCTACATCGTCGAACGCCCGCCGGGTCCGATGGCGGAGGCGGCGGTTCTGGTAGCACTCCAGAAGCTGGTGATGAACCTGACCGGTCTGCCC